TATTTTATCCTCGTCAGTACCTATGGACCCCTCCGTGCCAACAGCCACATCAAAAGTGGCGTTGCGGACCTTGAGCCACGGCCAATGATGCGTGCCGTAAACGCCGCCCGCCGCCGAAGATGATGCGGTCGGGGATGCGGACGATATGCACACCGGGCTCTGCGGTGTCCACCCAGCCACGTAGGTAGTGGGCACCCAGCGCTTGCGCAGGTCGCCGTATGGGATGTCATTGACGCGCTCAACAACGTCGTCAAGAGCGTTATCAATCCGGTCACCGTCAATGGTGGTGCCGGTTGAGAACTGCTCCTTGGTGAGGGTTCTGGGATTCTTGCGCCAAGTCATCAGATACCAATCGTCCCTGTCTCGGTGACTGTGCCGAGGTTGGTGTTCCCGGTTAGATTGACACACCCGATGGCCTGGACTCTTGCGGCAGACCCTGTCTGGTTGTCAATTGTTGTTGCACCACCCTCAATAAATATACACCCAACAAAAGACACGGTCGCGGCGTTGAGCCCTGCCCCGGCTGCGGACACGTAGACAATGCTGTTGATGCTTGCCGCGTCTCGTCGGAAGATGCAATTCACAAAGCTGACCGCTGCACCGGGGCCAATGCGGACAAGCTCGGTGGCATCAAGCTCCATTGCGTCAGTAAACGTCACCCCGGATACGGAAGCGTGGGAGTTAAACCGACACCTCCTCGCTACGATTGAGTTCGCAGCGACTCCTCTGATGACGTTCTCTTTGGCGTCATGTGTAAACGATGGGTAAACGCCACCACCGAGCGTCCACGTGTTGTTTATGTTCTTATCCTCTTTAAGGATGCTGCCCTTGGGCAGCACCTCTAAGCCTGCGACAGCTTCCTCGATGACCTGATCGTGCGCTGCGTCGTTGGCCTCTTCTGGGGTGCGGTCAAACTTCAGGAGCTTGCTGTAAACGCCGTAGTTGGGCATTAGCGGCCCCTTCTGCGGCGACCGCCAACCACTCGGAACACCGCCTTGACGCCTTCAAGCCAGAGCTTTTCGGCTCGATTCATGATGAACCCGAAGTTCATCACGCTGAAGCTTTGCCCCTTAACAGACATGCTGACGGCGATATCGCTGGTGTCTTCATCGCCAATCAATACGGTGCCATCAGCTGTTGCCGAGCCAGCCGCGTCCTTGTTCGCCCATACGATGTCGGTGCCAAAGGTCTTATCGACTAGTGTTTTGTCGGCCTTCTGCACCCTGGTGCGGAGTGTGTTGGTGCCAGCCGCCTGCTCTACCGCAGCCTGCGCTGGGGTGGCGTCGATGACTTGGGTCATCCACTCTTTGCGGTCACTGCCAACTAGGGTGTTGAACGTGCCATACGGCCAAACGCTATCGAGCTTGTCCGTGCCTGTGCCATGGCTAAGCAGGTTTGCCCAGAGCCCTCGCATCTTAAGCTCGTTTCCGCCTTCTAGGCCCACGTTGGTGGACTTGTAGGCCCAGTCTACAGGCTGGGCAACTGAGTCCTCTTTGCGCCTTGACGTGGTCGCGAGAGACCAGCGGTTAAAGATGTGGACCCCAGGTCTAATTGTCGTGGCGGCGCTGTCATCAACGACTTTGAAATGAGTGTTCCCGCCGGAACTAAGCAGTGACCAGCCCATGCCACTTGTGTCCTCGTTTGCCTTTGCTGATATTCTTTTAAAGGGCAGGTATATGAGACGGTTATCCCTGAGGACGTTAAGGTTCATGTGCGGAGCGTGCTGGTACCCTGACGTGGAGACATAGTCCCACTTAACCCTAAGGTACTGGCCCGATTGGCTGGCGCTTGTCATCCCTGCGTCAGAGAAAACCTGAACCGCGCCATTGTAACTGCCGGCGCCTGTCCACCCATCAGCGCTAGCTAGGCGTTCAGTTGGCAGTAGAAAGTCCACCGTAGAGTTGCTTGCGTGATTGAACACTGGTTTCCAGTGAGTGTTATCAAATGCGAGGTCAACCTCGATGGTGTCTACATCCATAGACTGACCAAGCACAATGCTGAACAGGACTAGGATATAGTCATCGGTAGTCGCCGTGGTGACCCCAGACGGGAACACGTATCCAACTGGGACCTTGGCGGGGTCGTGGATATAGAGTCCACCGATAGGGTGCGCGCCTGGTCCAGCCCCAGGCGTGTACGCGCCGTAGCCTGTTATCTTGCGGTCATCCTCATCGGATACGCTGCGGTCAATCGAGCCGCCTCTGCCGTACTCCATGATAAAGAACGAGCGCGAAGTGACGTCGAAGTTAATGTCTGAGCCGGATACAGGGTTGACGGCTTCGTCAGTCAATGCCTGAACGTCTGGGCCTGCGACAGCAAAGATGTCATCTTGGTGGTTCAGCACCCATGGTGCGGGCAGGTTCTGGCTGACGCCCACAACAGCAGAGCCTCCCGACTGGGCAACCATGCTCTCAAATGTCCACCACGACCACTTTCCGTTGCTCAATACGAGGGCGCCGCTCAGGTCTGGGACGCAGATCGAGAGCATATTCATCGATGCAACGTAGGTGCATTTCACGCCCTCTGGCTTGAACCTCAGCGTGGTAGTCGGCTGCTCCCTTGCTGAGGGATCTGCCTTGCCATGGTCCACAAAGTAAGACGTGAGGGGATTGGTCATCCCCTCCCTCTCGAAAAATGGAAGCACATCGTCCGACAGGCGGCTCATGTTGAGGCCGCTCGTCGTCTGGTACACACCGCTTGTATCCACCCATACTAAAGCCGCCCCCATGCGACACTTTGCGTTTGGACCAACGCACCCCACCGTGTCACTCACACGGGTGATTCTTCCGCCAGACGCGAGGTCCCCAACAGCGGGCTGGTACAGCCATGTCTCGTTGGCGGTAAAGATAACTAGGTTGGAGTTGTGCTCGGCGATGGCCGTGATGCCCTCTTCTGAAGGCACGTCCACGTAGTTGTCGCCGACAATAGCGTTGGGGTAGAACGGGTCCGAAAAGAAGACCGTGTTGCCTTCAGCGTAAACCATTCGGCCAGACACCACCGCAACGTCTACAGCGTTGGGCATGTCTGCGGTCCTGAAGTACTCGTAGGCGTCCACGTTAATGCCAGGGCTAAGCACCACTGGTGTGATCATGCTCGACTCGCCGTACGGGTAGGCGTAGTCGCGGAGGTTAAACTTATCTATGAACGTCTTCCGGGTGCCATTAAACGAGGCGGGAAGATAGGCCCACGTGCCCGTGTAGCTGTTACCGAAGTACAGAACGTCTGCAAACTCCTTGAAGTAAAAGAACTCGTCTTCGGCCTGAGCCCAGGACTCGTAGGACTCACTCTTGCAGGTCTGATACTGGGGGAGAAGGTCTTGCAATCCAGAAGACGCAACGTCAACAGATGTGCGAGCCCCAAGCGTGGTGGACACAGAGTCTCGGTAGCTTGCGGACACAGCGGTCTGGCTGGTGTGAGGGTAGAGGGGGACCTCAAAGCGCTCGTTAGTGGTTAGGTCATAGACGCTGGCTATGTATATGTCCTTTAAGGGCGAGTATGTTGAGGCAAGGTTGGGCCCACCAGCCTCAGAGGATATAACCTTTGCGAGGAAAACAGACAGCATTTGGAGGTTGCCAAAGCTTGCCTTAATAAGGTGCGACCCAAGGTGCTTAGTAAACCCCCACTCCGAGTTCGTGTAACCGTAAAAGATGGCCGCCATCTCAGTATCAAACTGAGTGACCTGCCCAAAGCCCTCTCGCACCTGCCAGCAGTTGTTGCTGTGCAGCATGTTCAAAGCGAACGACCCTGGGGTGGGTGCGTTCGCCTGGATGCCGTCCCTGAGGACCTGTACCTCTTGAGCCTTGGTGGCCACTAGCTATACCAGGGTACGGATTGGATGTAGTCGTAGCCGTCAAAGGCTCTAGCCTGTAGGTACTCTTTGAACTCAGACATGCGCGTCGCTGCTTGTCGCAGCACTGGCTCACTCTCTGCCCCGTCAATGATGGCGTACTGGCGGTAGGCGAGAAGTGCGACGAGGTCGTGGAACGAAGTGAGGTTGTCGAGGAACGCTGTCGGCGTGTCGCCTGTCCATGTAATGGCCGCGTCTGGAACGTAGTCAATCTTGTACGACCCGGTCAGGCTGGAGCTAAAACGAAGCACCGTGTTGGCCAAGTAGTAGCTCGACGGCACCACATCTAGTGCCTGCACATTACTGACTGCCTCAAGGCGCTGTGTCACGTTGCCGTCCGTGTCAACGCGGCGGATAGCATTAAGCCTAACCATCGGGCCCGGTGGAATAGCGTCAGCGCCCAGCAGCTTGGGGGCCACCGCTGCGAGGTCGTGAGTTCTCGCAGAAGACAGGGTGATGTCGGCCGTGGTGTTGTAAATCATCGGGTTGATATCGCACACCATGTTGCGAAACTCCCGATAGCCGTCGCTCAAGTAGACCTCGACGTCGGCATCAGACACGAACGTCTGGTCAGGCTCATCGATGTACTGACGGAACTTGGCCGTCACCTGCGCGGGTGTCATCCAATACCCCCGAATACCGGGCTAATGAGAGCCTCTTGGCCTCGCGCAGTGTTGGACTGCGCTGCCTCCATAGCGTCCTGCTGCTGAGCCATGCCGATAGACTCCTCTGCCATCTGCCCCTGAGTCTCTGGCGACTGCGCGGCCATGATGGCTCCTGCGGCACCTGGGCCTGCCTGCTGACGCGGGAACACCTTCTGCAACGACTCCGCCCTCATGAACTCCTCACCAGACGCTGCGGGGTTGCTTAGGGCAACCACCACATCGCGAATGTACAACTGACGCTCGTCGGGTAGGGCGTAGAAGTCGTCAGAGTGTACGAAGTCAGCGAAGACCTTGAGCATCGACTTGATGTCATCGGACTGGAAGATTTCAATCTCGAAGCCCTGCTTAGTCGCCTCAAGCAGCTTCTTGGCGTGAGACATTCCCTGCACCCTCTCGGTAACAAAGGCGTTGCCAGTGCGGAATGACATCTCCTGCATGGCTGTCTCTGGGTCAATCAACCCAGCCTGGAACAACTCCATCACGTGCTGGTCACGGTCGCGAGCGTCGAACCGGAAGGCGCTGCCTGCCTCGATGAACACCTCTGGGTTGTCCACGATGTTCTCTGAGCTGATGGCTTGGTAAAGCACTCGGCCTGTCTGGTCGAGCATGCGAACCATCTTGGCCTCAGTGTAGTGAG